CGGCATACATAACTTCCCCGAAGGCCTCGCAACTTTCACCTCCGCCCTAAAAGACCCCCATCTCGGGCTTGCCATAGCTGTATGGATAACAACAAGATACCCAACCAAAAAAGAACATAAGCATTTTGCCTATGTTCTTTCTTAATTTGTATGGGTTATTCTTGAATAAAATCATCAATTAAATTATATAAATTACAATAAATACAAGCAATGCTATATCTTTAAATACTACGTTCCTCTAACGTATCTTCATCCTCTTTTCGCATTAAAAACACCGTCAGTTTAACTATAAAAAAATAGTAACCAAGTTGACTCAATGACGTAATACGTTTTAATTTTTTTGAATTAATTCCTTTTTCAATTAATAGTTTATCGTAAGTAGTCATAATTTCTAAATTTACATATTTATCTATCATATAACCGTTGGGTAAGTATATGTAATCATATATTTTATTTTTCTTTAATTGTTCCTTATCGCCATCAAAAGTATCTAAATTGAATATTGGCGCTAATGTTATATATTTCTTATTATCAATATGACACGATGTTGATAATATAATAGCATCAGCAATAAAATACTTTTGGGTACCATCCTTGCTAAAACGTGCAAATGGTACATTTGAAATAATATCTCCTTGCGAAAGTTTTTTTAATGGTGTCATCATTAAGAACTTCAGTTGATGCCCTTCTTTTTCAAATTGCAAAACAGCATCTTTAGCTTTATATTTTACATCTGGTGATATGCAAGGAAAAATCTCACTCACAAAATCAATAAATTCATCTAACATAAGTCGAAAAAATTCACCCCTGTATCTTTTGAAATGCTATCAATATATTTTTCAACACTTTCTTGTTCTTCTTTAGTCGCATCTCTCATAGCCCCAAATAAAGAATCTGCTTCTAATTCTATACCCAATTTTTTTCTGCTTTTTGGCATTCTCTTAACAACATTATTTGAATTTTTGTTAAATTGCATATTTGCATAATTATAAGATATATTCAAATCAAAGTTACTTCCACTTACTACCATAGTATTGCTAATACTCATTGTAGAGGCAGCCAATAGTGCACAAGCCGTATTTGAAATATTTTTTATTATATTTTTCTGTTTCATTTTAATATTCACCCTTTTTGACCAAATTATAAATTTTATTTTTTATAATATTCGTCATACAATCTACCAAATCTTTCAATTTTCCACTGTCAGACTTATAATTTGCATTATTATTAAACCCATACCTATCATTAACATCAATAACAATTCCTATTAATTCTGCTTGTTGATTATCATTGCATAATTCACCTGCAATATTACCATTAACATTATCATTAAAAACCCTTGCATTTTCAAGCATTATATTAACAAATATATCATTATTTTCAACAAAAGTATACTTTATATTAATATCATGTATTTTTTTAATTTTATCGGTTTTCAGTAATACATCTGCAAGTTGCTTAGAGCCATCATTTTTTATATCATCAAAAATTATTCTAGTAACTAATCCGATATATTCATAATTGTTATTGGTAAGCATATTTAAAAATTCAAAAATCTTTTCCATTCTTTTAAATATATATGATGCACAAGCTTTCCAATCACGTTCAAAACCATCATTGTAAAAAATTTCAAAGGTAGTTGCGATTGGTGAAATATTAAGTTGTGCATGTTCATTCAAAGTTTTGATAAGAATTCTTGGAATTTCATCCGGCGCTTCATCTGGAACAGGTAAAACTGTAGCTTCATTAAAAAATTCTTTTAATATATTCTCGTTATTATAATACGCTTTTTTTATTCCTTCTATTCTTTTATACATAATCGTAATTGACGTACCTTGTATTAACATTTACATTCCTCCAAACTATCATACTTTTCTTAGATAATTATTATATATTATATTATTTTTTTTGTAAATACATTATTAAAAATTTCTCATATTTACACCAAAAAAAATAACGCACTATAAAATCTTCAATCACATCTTCCTTGTTCGGCAACACGTCATTGAGTAAGTTGTAAAATCATTGACGCACACACACTTACGTGGTACAATAAATTAAGTCGTTAATTTAAGAGGTGGTTATATGTTAAATTTAAAAGCCATACGGCTACAAAAAGGTTATAGCATTCCAAAGTTTTCAGAATTGACAGGCATACATCGCCGAACAATCGAAGATATTGAAAAACGTGGTGACTGCAAAATTTCAATAGCATACAAATTTGCACAGACATTAGGTGTAACTTTGGATGAACTGTATGACGAAAAGACACCGGAGGATTAACCTCTGGTGTCTTTTATATTTTTTATCCTATATTATCATATATACCACATCTGTACTCTCTGCAGATTGCACGTAAATCCTTATAGGATAGCCCTAATCTGCCCTGTTCATCACCCTGTATTGCTCCGCAATCCATAGCCGCTTGAACTGCCTTTCTTGCCCAATCGGGCATATTTTCATCTATATAATCATACACCATTGTAGTTTGAACTACATTCACCAACTGTTGGTTGATGTTTTTTAAATCGGCAATTTCCGCCGACTGTTTTTCAATTAATGATTTTAGTTCATTATACTGTTCCATTGTCAGTCCCTCCTCGTTTCGTAAAACCTCTTTTACTTTTTCTTTGAATGCAATCCATCCTGAATTGTTTTCGGTCGCCCACTGTGCCGGACACTGTTTGTCCCACACGTCATAGTGGCGCAAAACAAATATATCAACTGTATCTGCCGTAATGCCTATGTATTTACACAATTCAGCACATAAATAGGCGGTATTGTTAATTGTTTTTTCTGACACAATAGAATTACCACTACAACACATTTCAATGGATATGCTGTTTATGTTGCGACATTCGGCATGTTTATATACCTTTGTGCCGCCCACCGCCCATGCGGCATTATTCAATGCGACTGATTGATAACAACTATTTTCATCAACAAAATAATGTGCTGACGCACTTCGTGAACCATTATGAAAATATGTTGCATTTGCTTTCGCAGTATCCTTTGTATTTCCTGTGTAATGAATCACAATGAATTTCACTACACGGCTACTGTATGTGTAATAGTTTGCCGATGATGACTGTATTGACGTATCAATGTCAATACCCTTGAACTGTTTGATTGGGAAACCATCATTTATTGTCCTCATTCTTATCCCCCTCATCTGTCATATCATCAAGCTTTTTACTTGCCACTTCCAAGCCTTTTGTTAAAAACTTCGGAACATCTACGCCTATTTCTATCAGATTTTCAATTATTGAACGTATTTCATTGATTATAAATGTAGCCAATACAAACCAACCTATAAATGCGGATATTCCTAAATCAATACCAATAATATTGCCTATATCTTTGAAAGTGTATGACATGAAAAAGGCTATAAATATTACAATCCAATAACCTAATTTCTTTATAACCCCTTTTGCACCTTTATTGCTATTTTCTGTGTTGGAATATTTCGCCTTTTCAACTCCGGTGAAGAAGTCAACCACATTCAGCACCATAAAAGCCGCAAATATGTACCAGTATGCTCCAAACGCAGACGTTAAAAACGTCAACACTGTCGCCCATAACAAATTAATCTTAACAAAAATCTTATCCATAAATTAACCCTCCATCATTTGCATTAATTCTTTGTATTCATCATCAGTAATACGTTCTGCAAGAAGAAACACGTCAAGTTTATCCTTCATCGAATTCTTATCGTATCTACCGCTTGCAATTATTTTTTTACAATATCCGTATGTCATGATAAATCCCTCCTATATTCCCAATTCTAATTTTGATAATCTGTAATCGGTATCAATTTTGAAATCATCCGTAGCCTCCGGCAAGGAAGCCTTGTAAGCCTCGATACTGCCGTAATTTACTATTTCAAGGATTTCTTTGTTCTCGTCGCTTGTACGAAGTTTAATCCCCTCCGCCCAAGCATAATTTGAAACATCAATAATTGTCTTTGATATTTTTTCAAGTAGCTGATGTTTTGGAATGACGTTGTTCTCAAGTTCATATGCCGCTTCTTCGTTTAAGTAGTAGTCAACATCAGTATAACTATCCTTTTTTAAAGAATCGTAGTGCCTAACAACAATGCAATACTTGTTAATGCCGATTGACCTGTCTTCCGTAACATAAAATAATCGTATATCCATACTATACCTCTCTTTAATAATTTACACTTAAATTATACGCGTTGTTTTGAGTGACTGTATTTCGTACAGCCAGCGTTCCTTTATAGTTATTGCACAGAACATTCAAGCTTCCTTTTGAAGCAGCGTCAATATACCACGTTCCGCTTGCTCCGCCATGAAAGAAATTACCGGTAATACTTGCAGAGCATGGATTATATAAGTAGCACGCAACGGAATTTGACTGATACTCGTTCAATTTCAAAAATTTATTACCGGTTATCGTTGCACAGCGCAAATATACATAATACGCACAATACACAGTATTTGCATTAAATACTCCGCCTACTTCTGTAATGCTTGTATTGTAGTGATATATCCTCGAATTGCTTGAGTGTAAATAAATCACATTACCCGTAATATTTATAGCTCCCGAATTAACTATGCTGCTTTTTCCGCTACAATGTATAATACTATTTGATATATATCCCGTCATTGCTAAATATGCAAAATTCAACTCGAAAGAAGTGCTGTTACTATTATTGAACAAATTAATTTCACTATCATCCACTTTAAGTACTCCGCAATTAATTCCGGAAAAACAATTTGATGATGTACTTAATGTTTTTATAGTCATAGTGCTTCCTCTTAGTACAAAGCACCCTTGTTGCAATTCTCCTGACGAACCCCCTCCGGGGTCTTCTCCTGTATATTGTGTATTTAAATCCGCAAACACACCCACATTAGAGGTTGAATTTCTGACAGAAATATAACAATTCTCAAAAGTTAAATTATCTCCACTGTCAAAGTATGGGCCTTCATTTAATCCATCGCAGGTTAAATACAAATCTTTAAAGCAAAGACTATCAAAATTCTTCATAAAACATTGTAGGTCTTTTGTTTGTATCCATGTAGAAAAAGGGCCTTCCCCTTTAAATGTAAAAATATCTTTTGTTATGGACTGACCTATGCTTATGGTAGAATTAATATTATATACTCCCGTCTTAACAAGGATTGTTCCTCCATATCGCCACATCATAGAACCCTCTTTCGGCGGATTTCTGCTCAAAATAGTTTTTATGCGTCTAATTGCTTTATTAAAACATTCAGCGTCATTCGTTCCGTCGCATCTGAAGTCGCAAAAGCCCTGTGTTTTAGTAGTGCCTATAACCACGGTGGCAGACTGTGCACCGGTAATAAAACGCATATCGGATGCAATCGCAACCCAATAACTACCGTCATACACTAACTCCACAGTCTCACCTGCAAGCCATGAAAAATAATCTTTAACAAAAATATTATCCGTGCCACAATGCACGACAATATTTTTTGCGCCTGTTGAATTGACATTTAATGTAGCTGCCGTTGAAGAAGTATGCTCATAAGTAAACTTTACAAGCACCCTTACTCCTGTCGTCAATTTAAAATTGCTTATAGACACCGTTTTCACGGCGGTGTTTCCCGATGTTGAGCATACCGCATATGACGGCGGTTTCCAAACAGGAGCACCGCTGCCGTTGCTAACCATTTCATAACCCGAAGTTCCGGCTGATGTTGGTGCATACCACGACTTACTCGCCGACGATGCACCGTTATAGCTTGATGATGAACCGTTCATTGTCAGTGTCAATGAATTAGGATTTTGCATTGATGTAGGCTTGTTTGATAGGTCAGTATATGAACCTGTAAACGCCACTGTTTTTAGGTCAGTGAAAAACTTTTTTATTTTGCCGAACAATGTACTCAGCGTTTCACCGGAAGTTATATTAACTCGTGTGCTTGCCTCTGTAAATGTCGGTTGTTGCAAATTCTTATCCGCCTCTGTTCTTGCGGTTTCTTCATTTGACAGTTTTGACTGAATTTCAGTAATGCACTTACTTACCAAACTCCAAAACCAATTAAAAACATTTGCCGACGGTTTATATCCGGCTTTAAATCCGTCGTTTTTTAGACTGTCACTCGGTTCTGTACCGCTATTCTTCCACTCGGGCAATTTATTATTAAAATTCATACAATTCCCTCCTTAAATATTTCCCAAATATCCGCCATGACCATTGCCATCGGCAAATCCGACTCCGATATTATATTCATTTTCACTTTCAGCAAATTCAAATGTCCCTGTATATTCATACGAATATGTTACAGACAGATGAGCGGGTTTCAGATCCTCGATAATATTCTTAATCACACTTTCAGGCACATTCGGTTGATGAAAAATCACCGTAAAGCTATAATTCGGAATATCTTCGGAAATATCCGCCAAAATGCTGTAACTCTCAATCACCGCTTTCAGATTTGCCCTTGTCGAAGTCTGTGTTCCGCGCAGTCTTGTTTTGATAAGACTTTTTCTCACTTCAATGGTATCGGCAATTTCTGATATACCCAAACTTTTTTCATATTCTCTTACGGCATCTTCATCGGCACTGTCAATAAATCTGTTTTTCATAAACATTTCTATCAACTCATACAAACGTTCAAATTCCGCATTGACGGGTGTATTTAATGCTTTTATATACCGTGACTTTTTATAGTACGACGGTAAATTCTGTCCTACATCAGCCAACGGCAACACCCCCAAGAACAGCAATTTCAGTTTCGGATATTGCGATATTTTCTGTTTTTGAATTGATTTTCAAATTTGAATAATCATCAACACCGTCTGTATTCAATATGGTTTGACCTATTTTTGCATATGACACATATCCGTTTGCAAAAGACACATCACGCAAATAACTTCTGATATTCGATTTAATACTTTCAATCGTGCTTTCGTCCACATCTGCCGAAAACGTAACATTTATACTTACTGCCGTTGCAGTGGTAACGGTCACATCTGCACCTATCGGGCATTGTTCATCTATATAACTCTGTACCTTATTTATAAGCTCACTTCCGGCAAGTTGTTTTTCACTGTCAACGATTATCACTTTAACCGTTCCTGCTCCGTTCCACAACGGCAAGCATTTTGCGTCACCCACTCCGTCAACTGATTTTGCCCAAGAGATATACTGCCACTTATTTCCGCTTGTTATAGGATGCGAAACATATTCGGTAAAACGCTTTCGCAGTTCAACATCACTTTCTTTGTCACTGCCTCCTGTGGTTGAAATTTCATTTGTTACGGATATAAGTCCTTGAATCGTAACCGGAAATCTGTTTATTTTCCCTTTTTCAACATTGCCTTTTACTCCGGCGCTGTCACACACAATTCGTACCGTTACACTTCCGTCGTTTGGTATAATCGCATTTTCGGTTATATTAAATATAACATTACCTGCCGCCACCTTTTCACCGACAGACACTTTTGCTCCGACGTTACCGCTTACAGTCACACAGCCTGTTGCATAGCTTGCCTCTTTGCGTTCCAATCCAAACTCACCTACACGCATATCAAGATACTTACCCGTAGCGGTTGACGCATAAAAATAGGAGTCAAGAGATGATATAATATCATAAACATTCTCAAACTCCGTTGCCGTTGATTTTTCTATATCGTATGTATAAGTTCCCGATGACGTATCATATCTTGACGGTATCTGCAAAAGCATACGTTCAAGTATTGTATCAATAGTTTCAGCCATTATATCGCCCCCTTAACGTCATTTATATCGCCGTACACGCTGTTTACGGTAAAAGATACTGTAAGCAGTGAGCCGTCTACTTCCATATTAAAGTTATCAATACTCACTATATCTTCATTTGCGGTAAGCATTTCGGTTATCTCGCGCTTGACTTCCGAACGGATGTAGTCACGATTGTAATTCTTTCCGACAAAAGTATCTTCTATATTTATACCGTATCCTGTACCGTTATAAATTTTATATCTGCCCTTTTGCGTATTGAGTATTTTTTGCACCCAATTTTTTATACGTTCCCTGCCGACCGTCATTTTCGGACGACCGTTTATAATAATAAAATCGCCCTTTTGAAAATCGAATGCAGGTTCTGTTTTTGTGTAATCAGCCATTCTCCGTCACCCCCAACACCAAATATCTGTTATTGCCTCTGTACGGAATCATTGCAACTTCTCTGCCTTTATAAACATATCGTCCGTCAATATCCTGTTTGTATAAATCAATAAGACTTTTTATATGGTCCTTAGTCAGAATTATTTTAGAGGTGAATTGTATTTTAAGGTTCGGTAACTCAATTATTTTACCGAATACGACAAAATCACTCGTTGCGTTTTCACGGTCCTTAAACATCTTTGCAAGTGTTTCGACTCCGTTTTTCATACTAATCTCTCCATATCAATTTTATTGTAGTGAACACCGTTTTTTATACTGTGCTGACTGCTTGTAATCACATATTTAACACCGTCTTTTTCTATCGTACTTCCGGCTCGTGTATAGCTTGTCAGCTCCTCGATTATTTCACCGGAATACGTTTCATCTTCCTTATTCAGCTCGCCAAGATTTTTCTTTGCCAAGTCCGATGCATTATTTCCGTCATTCATTTTTACCACTTCTTGTAGAAAGCCGTATTTTGATATACTCTCCTCGGCTTTCAGAGTAGTCATAACGTCCGTATCTGTTATCACCTTAACACTGTTCTTCATATTCTCAATACTGCCTTTATGCTCAATATTACCCATATACTGTACTGAATTTTTGAGTTCGGTATTCGGCGATATTCTAAACTTCGGCTCGACCACCTTATCATTGCACAAATATATACGCATACCGTCGGGTACAAAGTCAAAGTTATACCCGTTTCCGCACTTATCAAGAATATCCTTGATAACGTCCGATACGGGCTTGTCGATATATATTTGCGTTATAAGCGTACTCAATTCGGGAATAAGCACAATCGGAATGTATAAATCGTTGCATATCTTCTTTATACAGTCATCGGCTCGCATAGATGTAAACTGATATGTGTCGGTGGTTTTGTTCAGATACCACCCTACATCAACGGCAGTATATTTGTTTTCATACATTGCTCCGTCGTCAACCTCGATTATTACACCTCTGAAATCTTCTTTATCTCCTCCGCTGTACCTCATAATATCGCCCATTTTTGGTATGTATATATTCATATACTTCATTTCTTTAGGTTTCGGAGTGCTGAAAGACATCGTTGTCGCAAGTGTATTTTTTGTATTTGTCCACGATATATCTCCTATATGCTTTGATACGTCTGTATCATTTACCACTACTTTCAAAGCACCGTCTAACAGCATAGGTGCTTGTTTGAAAATCGAATTGTGGATAGGTATTTTTTCGTTGGTATCCGCAAAATGATATTCTTTTTCACCGGATGTACTTCCTGTACTTCCGTATGTCGGCTCTGTATCGCTTGTCCAAATTCTCACAACACGGGCAGAGCGGTTAATCCCTTCAGCCTCTAATGCAGATGTGAATTTTTCATTGCCTATCACAACATTTCCGTCAATGATAAACTCCGTCATATTTGCGTCACTGCCTGTGTGATACATATGTCGGCTGTCGGTTTCGCTATCTTTCTTTTCGTCACCTTTGACTGCGTATATCACTTTACCGTCGTCAAATTCAATCTTAACAAACGTGCCGTCCGGTCCGTAATACGAACCGAGTGCCATACAAATAAAATCTTTGTACTTTCGCAATCCGCCATTTGACGTACTGCTGTCACTGCCCCACAAGTATTTATATCCGCTTGCTTGACTGTTCGTATATGTTTGGTATGCCATATATGATTTAGTTGCGAGCGACTTTCCGATGTTCGGTATTTCTCTCTCAACCCAGTTTGCAATATAACCGCCTCCGTCTTTGGTATATCTGAGTACACAATCCCACGGATAATTTCTGTAAGGCACGTTGGTAACAATACCGAATGATGTTCCTCTTGCCTCAACGGTTGTTCCGCCGTCTGCCTGTACCAAAGCGGTATGGTCTGCTTTATTTAAAAGCACATCACCTTTTAACATACCTGCTCCGTTTGACAGATTACAGGACGATGTTACGTCTTTAAATCCACACGAAATAAAAACGTTATACATATCCCCCGTATATGTAGCACCATTATCTTTTACAGGCACTCCCGCATTTTGATATGCCGTTATAACAAAAGAAGAACAATCATAATGCGGTCCCCATCTCACGTCTTGACTGTACCAATGACTGTCGTCATTTGCAATATCTGTCGCCCATTGAACTGCATTATCAATTACACCCATATAAACCTCCTTTTCGGCATACAAAAAAGTACATCGAAATTCGATGTACTTTCTAAGCCTTATTTGAAATTTTTAATTTTTCTTTTGTTTGATTATATCACAAAAGGAAAATATTGCAACATTTTTAATCACCGAAACAACCTGCATTATCCATAATAACAAGCAAACGTATCATACTCTTTGTCAAACCGTATCCGTCCTCGCCGTCACCGTTTAGATAGCCTTTTCTTTTTACCTTTTCAATAGTCGCCTCTGCCCATGACGGCATAATGTCAACCGTATAATTTTCAAATCCGTCTGTTTTGTCAATAATAACAAGTGTACGAATAATATCCATTGTAAGACCGAGTTCGTTATCGTCTGTACCGCTTATAATACCTCTGTCCATCAACTTTTGAATAGTCGGTTTAGCCCAAGACGGCATATTATCGTCCATATAGTTATATATCATCGTGTTTTCAACACTGCTAAGCCTTTCTTCTATATTATCAATTCTCGCCATTATTTCATCATACTGCGCCACTGTCAACCCCTCCTGTACATCGTTTAAAAGATTTACTTCTCCAAGCTCGATTGAATAATTCAAATCACCGCCTGTACCTACGCTGTAATCAAACTTATCTATTGCCGCCGCTGTATTTATATCAACATTGCAAATACCCGTGGAAGTAATGACAAGCCTTATCGGAAGTTTACGTTTACGCCAATTTTCAATCTTGTCTGCGTATTCCTGCCCTTTCATACTTCTGTCCCTTAAATACGGATAGTCGTTCATCGGTAAGAAACTACTCCACGATACAGTTTTAAGCTCGGGATTTCCGATAATTTTTATCCAGCCGTAATTTGCCGTTTCAAAAGTTTCCGTACCTTGTGAACTCGATACGGTAAATTCGGACGGCGTGACAGGAATATGTATAACTTCTTCACTGTTGTTTATGCTTAAATAGAAATCTAACATTTTGCCTCCTACATATTTGCCATATATTTTTGAATTTTAGGAACTATTACGTTTATAACGTCGTCGGCGATTTCATCGGCGGTTTTGTTGTCGGCGTTTATAACTATCTTAATTTCATTCGTTATAGTATTGCCGCCTTTGTTGCTTTCGGCTATGTATTGACTTAAATTGTTCCAAAATGTCCTAAGCGGAAGTATTGCCTCTGCTCCGGCTTCTCCGCCCATTTGGACTTTTCCGTTTGCATATCCGAACGCTGTCGGACGTGTCATAATACCGCCTTTTGCATTCCATTCAAGTCCAAGTTTTGGAATCGGTGTACTGACACCGGCTATACTTACCGTACCTTTTTGTACAATCTTAGGCGCTTTGATAATTCCTTTAATCTTACCCCAAACGTCCGATACCTTTTCGGCAATACTGCCGAATATCTCCTTGACTTTGTTCACCGCCGCACTGATTTTTTCAGTAATACCATTTTTAATGTTTTCAAAAATAGTCATTACGGTGTTTTTCACATTGCCAAATGCTTCACCGAATTTACTTTTTACGGCTTCCATCTTCACACCGACTGCATTGACAACCTCGCCGAGCTTACCGCCTGTTAATTGATTAATTGCGTCATAGCCTGTCCTGTAGTATTCCTTGACACCCTCTATTGCCGCAAATGTAGCACCTTTCAGTCCACCGCCGTTCGCGTCATAGGCACTTTTTATGTTGTTCAGTTTTTCCGATACAACATTTTTAACACCGCCCCATAATTCTGACGTTTTTTCTTTGACTCCGTTCCACATTGTAGACACTTTTTCTTTGACTGCTGATATTCCGTTTTTTATCTTTTCAAATCCGGCTTTTATTCCTTCCCATGCACTTGTAACAATCGCTTTAACTTTTTCCCATAGGTTGATCCAAAAATTTCGGAATCCTTCGGACTTATTCCACAATACAATAAACGCCCCTACCAATGCACCGATAGCCACAATGACAATACCAATCGGATTTGCTGTCATAGCTACATTTAACGCCCATTGTGCGGCTGTTGAAATACCCATAACAACATTTTTAGCCGTTTCAGCTGCATTCCACAACAAAACTGCACCTTTGTATGTGATTATCGCCCCTGCAACTGCTCCTATTACCGGAGATAATGCCTCAATTACCGATATAGCTCCACTGGCTAAATCCATAGCCGTAGATAATGCGTCACAGAATGTTGATATACCTCCCTCACAGAAATCTTTAAGCATTGGTCCAATGTTTGAAAATGTATCAGTTATGGTATTTTTCAGTCCCTCAAACGACCCTTTTAGCTTTCCTACAGAACTTTCACCGATTACATCTGTCATACCGTCAAAAATTGATGGTATTGCATCTAAAACAGCCTTTCCCAATGCAGGTAATTGGCTGATTAAACCGGTAACCAAACTCTTTGTGGCTGAAACAAGGTGTGGAAGTATATCGGATACCATTGACGGAAGTTCTGCTACAATTACAGGAGCCAAACTCTCAATTAACGAACCTACGCCACTTAACGCACCCGTTATTGCCGGTATAACATTCTGCCCGAACGTCTTAGCCGAATCAACCAGTGCATCCAAACTCTGATCAAACATTTTTCCGCCTGTTGTCAAGCTGACAAGAGTATTTTCAAACGCCGCTTTCAGTGACCCCCACGATCCGCTTATTGTCGTGCTTGCCTCTTTTGCCGTTGTTCCCGTTATATCCATTTGCGTTTGGATTGCATGAATAGCCTGTGTAATATCAGCAAATGATGAAATATCATACTTTTGTCCGGTAATTTTCTGTGCATCGCTAAGCAGTCGTTTCATTTCAGCTTGTGTGCCACCGTAACCGAGTTTTAAATTATCAAGCATGGTGTAATTTTGCTTTGCAAAACCTTGATAGGCATTTTGAATGTCTGTCATATTCGTACCCATTTTATTTGCATTATCGGACATATCAACCAATGCCGAATTTGCGTAATCCGCCGCCTTGTTTGTATCTCCGCCTAAGCTTGATATTAATGACGCTGAAAATCCCGTAACAGTATCCATATATTCATTCGCCGACATTCCGGCAGTCATATATGCCTTGTTTGCATTTTCTAATACAACATTTTGCGCACTCATCAAACTGTCATATTTCCCTTGAACGTCAGAAACGCTTTTACCGACACTCTGCGCATATTCCTCAACACTTCTTCCGCCTGCACCGAAAAGTGTTTCCACACCGCCCGTAAGTTGTTCATAATCGGCAAATGCACCGACAGACTTTGAAACCAAAGCCGTTACGGCAGTCGCCGCGGCCGCTCCTGCCACCGCTAAACCTTTTCCGACTTTTATGGCACTGCTCCCTATACCTTTCATTACAGAAGACATCTTTGAGGCGGTGTTCGTTGCGTCTTTCATCGACTCATTCATATTTTTGACACTGCCGATTACACTTTTTATCCCTCGGGCAAATCCGCTTGCATTAAGGTTCATATTCAGAACTATTGAACTTTTATTCTGCATCATCACTCACCTCCTAGGGCTTTCCACTTTGCGTATTCATCATCATTTGCCTTTTTGGCACTTGCAAGGAAAAATATTTTTTCAATTTCCGGTCTTGCAAGCACCTTTTCGGGCAATATTCCTCTTTGCAGATAATGATGTATCATATAGAGTTCATCATCTGCCTCTATCAGTTTTTTACTTCTTCAACAAGTTTTACACTGTCGATATATCCCGCAAGTTTCATACACTCCATTGCAATCGGTGAGATTTCGCCGTCGTCAAAAATCTTTTCTACGATTTCTTCGGGATATGTACAGCCGTATGCCTCTTGAAGTTCTTTTGAATGTAAATCCGGTTCGGCAACACACTCATAAACAAGGTGAGCGTCACCGTCTTTTTCCATTTCCGCCGATTCTGTTGCAAGCGATTTGGTCGGTGCTTTTATAACAATCTCGCCACCAAGGCTTTTTACATAAACTCTCGCTCTTTTTACGTTTTTCTTTGCCTCAAGCACTTGCTCCTTACGCTTAATAAGTTCCGCAAGAGTAATTTTTGTATTCTTATCCATAATCTTTTACCTCCGTTATTACGCATTCATTGTAGATGTAAGGTCATAGTCGGTAAAACCGCCGCTGAATTCTTCTTCAACTATCTTACCGTTTTCAAAATTCATAAGTGACACATCATTATACCAACAATTATCAAGTTGAATTGTTTCATAACCGCCGTTATCAGGATCTTCAAGTCTTGCCACCAACGTATGTCTTGTATCTTTACCTTTTTTATGACCGTCGGCTATTTCTTTACCTCTTGAATATACCTTTCGTACGGTATATGAAAATTCATAGTCAACGCCCATAAGCTTTGAATCGTTCGTTGTATCGCCGGCAAAACTTACACTCTCACGATTTGTCTTTTCCTTTGCCTCGAACTTATACACTTCATAGGCAAGACTTCCGTCAATCCAAAGTTTACCGAATGTACCGGAACAAAGTTGATTACCTCTCGGTTTAACACTTTCAGCCATTATCTATCACTCCAATCCTATTTTAAAACTCAAATCTTCAATACAATCCTGTATTGTAATATCAGCCCCCGCAAATATGATACTTCCCGTATTTGCTACTTCGACTTCGCTGTCCGTCCAATCCGACACGTCATATTTTTGAGCAAGCCATTCACGTTGCGACTGAACGTCAATATACGCTCTGCAATCGGCACCGTCATACAATACGCCCTGTGACTGCAACGACTTAAAATACTGATTAACCGCACCTATAAACAGCATTTTATTTTCGTGACTGTTTACAACGTTAATATAATTTTCCTCAAACGACGCTTTTATATCATCTCTTATGAGGTCAAGACTGTCTATAATCTTGATTTTCTTCATATCCTCCGTCTTATCACCCGACAAGGTTACAAGCGAATTGACACCTCTGCCGACTTTAACCTTTTCACCGTCATTGATAAGTATAAACTTACCGCCGTCAATATCATCATCCGGAGTTGTACTTTCCGTTATGCTTTCAACCTCCGCAAGAGTTTGATACGTCGCACCCTCTGTCATAGGCAATCCTGCCAAAAGTCCTGCAATACGGCAACAGTATTCGGCAGTGGTATAAACCTTTGTACCGACTTTTATATCATCGGTTGCGAAGTTTATAATACCCTCATTATTCGCCGCATACGGAAGTACGGCTTTAAATGTCTTTTTCGCACTTCTCTGTGCGATAATCCAATCCGCAATATCTTTTTCGTTATCGGCAAGCGACGGTATTGCAAGGTAATTCCACTTTTTATTCTTTAATCGTGCAAGTGCGTCGTCATAGGTATCTTCCGCACCTATTCTCTCGACAATAACCCTTTGCGGTCCGCCGAGGAACGTCTTGCTTATGTAATCATAATTTGCGGTTGTCCAATGAGATTTTACAACTTCACTCTCATTTGTATACGAATATGATGTAATATCGCCTTTGGTTGCGTCACGCAAAATCAGTGCAACAATGCCGTTTGCACTTCGTTTAATCGCCGTTTCAGCTTTGGACTGAAACACTATATTTATTTCGGGTAAACCCATTATAAATCTCCTCCTAACATCAAATCTTCTGCCTTATCGTATGTACTTTCGTTTCTCACCTTAACGGTGTAATTGTATACAAGCTCCGTCACAAGCGTATAATTTTCCATAGAGAAATTAATATCAAAGCACCTTACACGCATACCGTCAGACAGTACAAGCGGTTTATACAAAAACAAGCCCCTTAATCTTTCAGCCACTTCAATAAATTCGTCTTGACTTATCTCTTTCGGAACATATCGTATTTTTACCGTCTGCGTTTCATCGTCCAAAAACGTATTTGTCGCCTGTACGTTAAGCGGAAACATCTCAACGATAAAACAAGGTTCGGAAAAACCTTGTTCGGTGTATGCGGTATAAACCGCATTGCCGAAACAGTCATAAATCGCTTTTGTTACTGCATTTTTTATACTTGTCATCATTTCAGTATTTCCTCCATCTTCTGCATAAGTATTTTCGGCGCTACCTTATCGACTTTCGGTACTACGGTGTTAAGATATTTTTTGCCCTCAACCCACTTTTTGCCGTTTTTCTTCGGCTTGTAATTGGGCGAAGTACCCTTTCCCCACCTTGTACGGTGTCCGAACTCCACATAAGGAGCGTATTCAAGAGTGGTGTATATTCCGCCTTTTACCGTACTTCCGCTTACTGTCGTTTCTTCTGTTTGCCAACTCTTTTTCAGTGTACCGCCCACTTTACCGTTTTTGTAATGCCCTGGCTTTGTTACGTTACTTATATATTTAAGTGCTCTTTGAGAAATCTCATTCATAGCGGATACACAAGCTTTGGTGTAATCCGCACTTTCCATTTGCTTTTGTAATTTCTCAAGCTGTGAAAAATCAATCTCATTCATTACGCATAATCCTCGAATAATTCCAGTGCAATTTCTTGGTGTGATGTATAAACCGCACTTTCACCGCTACGGCAATAGTCAGTTGTTTTTCCGTTTTGTGTAACGGTTATTTTACTGCCCGACGGTATTTCAACCTCCGGCGCAATAAAAAGCACAACCGATTGCGATATGGTGCTGTATCCATCGTCCTTTGCCGCCGAATTTCGGCTTTGAAACGAAAGTCGGCAAGGCTGTTCGGTTAAAACAGCCTTTTCGGTAAATACGGTTTCGCCCGTTTCCTCATTCACGCTTGAAACTTTCACTTTGACAGAACATAAGCCTTTATACAGTCTTTCAATCGCCTCTCTTACCATATTCATCACCACACCAACTTTCTGAAACGTGCAAGTCTTGCTTTGTAGTCTTTAAACACGCTCGAAATACTGCTTGAATTACTGCCGTACGATACGGTAACATCGCCCTCTTTAATTGACGTTACATTGTCGTATCGTCCCGATGATGCCGATACATCATAGCGGAACAAGTCCGCCGCCATAAGTATAACGGTATGCTTTAAATCATCGGGAATACTGTCAATGTGGCAATAATTCTTGATATATTCGATTGTGCTTTCAATACACCTTTCGGCTTTTCCTCTGTCATCTTCGCTTATGCCGTACATATCCGTAAAAACAGTTATATACTCGTCCATAAGTCACCTCATCAAATCTTGTGACGCATTTCGACAATTCTAATCTGCTTAGGGTCATATACGGGTGTCCAGTTTTTTGCGTTGGCAAGTTCCGTACGCGTAGGACCTTCCGTATTTGCGACATCGGCGTCCGTAAACTTAATACCGCGTGGGTGAAGAATATACGTCTTACGATTGATAAGATAGTCAACACCGCTGCCCTTTTTCTTATCTCTGTCTGTTTCGGTCGCAACAAACTTTTCCGGTGTACCGTTGCCGAGAGCAATCGCACCGTTGCCGAAAAGATATGTTGAAAATACTTGACTCGAACCAGAACCTGTTACAGGACAGCCGTCGTCAATAATAACTCTCTTACCCATATATGTACTGAACGGATTTGCCCCCGACGGCTGAATTACGTCAATAAGGTCTTGCTTTCTGAGTGCCGCCTCAACTGCACTGTGCATAACAACGGCGGTAAGTTCCGCTTTGTTGTCGCCTAAAAGCTGTTGTGCGTCAATAAAAGCACTTCCGCTCCATTTTGCACCGTTACCGCTTGCGCTTGACATATCAAGAATGTTTGACGCAAGTCTTGTTTCAGCCTCTTTAGGCGAACCGTCGGAGACTGCCGGAATTGTGCCGAAGATACCTTTAAGCACTGCGATAAGTTCCTTTTGTAAATCTCTCACCCAAAAGTCAGATACAAGACTTGCAATCGCCGCCATAGGGTCAGCACCCGACATTGCGGCGGAAAGGTCTGTTGCACTCCACATTTTTGCACGTCTTAAAATTACCGCAACGTCTTTCTTACTGCTGATTTTATCGGCGGTAAGGTCATCGCCCTCGATAACCGTTTCCGATTCACCTGTTAGGTCAGAGAAAAACGGCATATTTACAAGCGGACTTGCCTGTGACGCAAGCTTGTCAAATTCTGCGTCATTCTGCACTATACCGCTTTGTACAAGTGCCGATTTTTCAAGTGTCTTTTGAATAACGTACGGATTAAACAGTTCCGGTACGATAATATCTGATAAAGTTGTTCCCATATTAAATTCCTCCTGTCATTCCTGCCTCTTGCATTAATACTTTTGCTTTAGCAGGGTCGTTTTTATAAATTTCTCCCTGTTTGGTAAGATTGAATGTTTCCTTTGCCCAAGGATTTACGTCTGAACTTCCGCTTCCGCCTTTTGGTGTATATGCTCCTCCTTTTTCGGCAAAAAGGTGTGAGTACGTCTTATCCTCCCTAAGCGGTTTAAGAATATCGTCCACACCGACAGGCTTGCCGTCTTTGTCGAATGTAAACTTGTCAATTCCGCCTTGCTTGTAAATAAGATAGTCGGCATCGGTTACACCGGCTTTTGAAAGCTGTTCCTTTAATGCGTATGTCTTTGCGGTGTTCAACGCATCTGTTTTAAGCGTTTCAATCTCGCTTTCATACTCTTTGATTTTGTTCTGCAATTCCGCGTTGTCGGCATTTGATTGTTTAAGGTCCTCAATGGTTTTATTCGCCGTTTTAAGCTCCGTAACTTTGTCATTGAAAACATTTTTCGGTACTGCATACTTCGGAAATTCAGAGTTTACAGTCGACATCACTCCGTCAATATCCAACTTGC